TCTCCTTCACCTTCTACAACAACAACTTCTTCTTTAAGTTCATTTCTCATTACTGCTGTAAGGTATTTCATTACTTCTGTTGCATTTGCTATGCTTTCATCTTCTATTTTCTTAAGCTGTTCATCTATATAGTTTTTAATGTTAGCATTTGTTAGTAGCTTACTTGCATTTGCTCTAGCTGCACTATCTTTCTTAACACTAGGATAAGCCTTTTTATAAGCTCTTGTAGCATTAAGGTCTATCAAGTATTCATTTGCAAATATCATTTGTTTATCTGTAAGTTTAGCCATTAATGCCACATCCTTTCTTTATATATTTAAAAGCTAGTAAGAAACAGTTGATATATAACCAAGGGAGTGTTACCTCCTTTTATTTTTAATATTTTTTATTTTTAAAGTTCCTTACTAGCTCCTGCAGGCAAATAAAAAGCACCTAACATTTCTGCTAAGTGCTTTTCTATTTATAGGGGTAAATATTTTATGATAAATTCTTAGGGATTTGCAGGAGTTGAACCTGCATCTACTGTTGTAGCTCCATTAATCCCACGTTACACCTAGCTTTTACACTAGGTGTTTTCTATTTATACAGGAGGACCAACCAATGAAAACCCTGTCCATGTTTCCACAATACTATTATAGCCCCGTTCCCCTTACTATTTTTATCAAGTTTTTATCATTTTTTTATCATCTTAAGAACATATTCTCATACTCTGCTACTGCTTCTACTAATTCTTCTCTTTTCCTATATGCTGTTGCTTGTGCCATGTTTAATCTCATTGATATTTGTAATATGTTTTTCTTATCTCCATACTTAAGCTCTAAGAATCTCTTGTCTTCTTCTTGCAGCATTCTTATATTTCTGTCCATGTAATCTATATATCTTTCCATCTCTCTTATCTTGGATTTGTTCTTTAATATCTTTTTAGTCTTATCTACATGTTCTTTCTCTAATCTTTCTATTTGCTTACACATTTCATTTTCAGCATAGCTTGTACCTGTTGATGATGATTGAACTCTTTCTTGTATTCCAGTTCCATTTTTATAATAATCTATAGTTACATTTGAATGCTTAATATCATATTCTATTGTTCTTACTTCTCTTTCTAATCTTAATATATCTTCTTTTATACTATATATTTTCTTCTTACTTTCATAATATCTATATAACTTTCCTTCTGTCTTTCTAAATAATTCTTTATCCATCTACTTCCTCCTTTGCTATCATGCAAGCTACTTTCCAATATGAATTTATTAAATCAAACTTATTATTAGAGAACGTTGATTTTCGATTATATCTTAATGCTCCAGTAACTTCATCTTGTGTGCATATCTTTATAACTATATTTTCGCATGAAGTATATTCAACCATTACTTTACACTTAACTTTATCCTCTATAAACTTTCTTAGTTGTCCTTCTGTAAATAATGGAATTCTATATTCACCCTTGCTTGTGTTAGTTATTTCAATCTGTTTTTCACTTGATAAAACCCCTATATTGCAATCTGAATTATCGTATTCATCTGTAATAAAAATAAATATATCTCCTACACTTGGTTCCCACCAATCTAAAAATACTTTCTGTACTTCTTTAGGCTGCTCTTTAAATTGTTCTACTGTTATAAATTCCATTCCTAATTCCCTCCTTAGTTAATCTACTCTTTAATATCAAAATTCATATCACCACTGCCATTCATTTTTACACTCATAGTAGCTACTTTTTCATCATCTTTTCTCTTTGGAAATATTTTATTAGCTAGATCAACCACTCCTAATAAAAATTTAGTATTTCTATAGTCTGCTTCTGTTAAAAGTATTTCACCACATTTAGGACATCTAGTATTAAGATATTTTCCATACTCTTCAACCTTTATCTCCATATCTATATAATCACAATCAGGATTATCGCATTTTAATCCTTTTATATTCATTTCTATAGCATCTTTCATAATTAAATCCCTTCTTAGGTAGACTACTTACTGTAGTCCACCACTTTTATTTGAATTGCGAATTATAATTCCCTTCCACAATTAGAGCATTTTATTCCACTATTAAGGCTCTTTCCATATTCACTCCAGCAAACACATTCCTCTCTTTGATATTTAGGATGTTCTTTATGAAAATGTATCTCTTTCCCTTTATCCTTTAATGAATCAGCTATAGAGCTATAGGCATATGCATAAGCCATAGTATCACAAGCATATATCAATCCTTTTCTATTACTATTTCCACACTCTGGACATATTGTAGTATTTGATGTTGTAGTTTCATCAAACCATATCAATCCACATTCATCACAACAATATTCTCTTTTATACTTCGGTAATTCCATATATCTCACTCCTTAATATTCTTCTGGTATTAATGCTAATCTAGCATCATCTTTTTTATAATTAATCATTACTTTTTCTAAATCTAAAACTTCTTGTCCAAATTTATCAGATATAACTACTTGCATTTCACCACTATACTCGTCTAGTATTTCTCTTAATTCATATACTGTCACTATTCTTCACCTTTCTTTGCAATATTTTTAAATCATTCCTTATCTCCCTTAGTAGCTCCATATACAAACAACCAATAAATTAATACTGCTATTAACCATATAACCAATACTCTCATTATCCTACTTTATATACCTCTCTTATCTCTTCCATTCTTCTATTAAACAGCTCTATTTCTTTTCTTTGATATTCCTCTAATTCTTCTAAGCTATTAAATGTTATCTCTCCTGCTATAACCTTATTACCTTCTCTTATATAACTTCCAAATTCACCTTCTAATTCAACCTTCTTTATCTTTAATTTACTCATAGTCTTTTCTCCTTTAACTTCTTCTTTGCTTTCTTCTACCATTTTCCCCACCTCGGCAATATGGTCCTCTTTTTCTAATTCCTTCTCTATTTGCCTTGCTACTTCCTTTGCTATCTTCTTAGCATCTTCTTTCTCTACTGCCTTCTTAAGTTCTTTATCGTCTTCTAAAATATATTTAGCTGCTTCTTCTGTATTTTCTAATCTTTCAGATTTAACTCTTTTTATTGCATTTGTTATCATAGCTTTACTTAACATTGGAAAATCTATACTTAATGTTTTAACCATTTCCTTTTGTTTAACCCCTTGATCTATAAGCTCATTAACTCTTTTCACTATTAATTTTTCTTGTTCATTTATCTTTTTAGTTGCCATTTCTATTCCTCCATATATTTCTTTATTTTCTCCCATCTTCTTAGTATCTTCTTCTAAGAAATGGACCATATTATCTTGTATTTCTTGTATTACACTCCAATCTATATCTAGTACATTTACAATTGCTGCACTCATACATCTATCTAAAACATCCAATGTATTCTTCATATCTTTTTTACTCTGCCAGTTAGCAAATTCTTTTATATACTCAGTCTTTTCACTAGATAGAGCATTTATCCATTTAAATGCCTTTTGTAATTCAGTTTCTTTAGACTTTTTCTTGCTTTTCTTAGCCATATTTACCTCCTAGAAAGGACATCCATCATCATAATCTACTTGTTGCATATCTTCCTCAAAATTCATATTGTTAGATGGTCCACCTTGGTTGTTGCTGCTTCCCTTACTACTTCCTATAAACTCAAAAGATTCAACAACTACATCAGTTGTATATCTCTTAGTTCCATCTTTAGCATCATAACTACCAGTTTGTATTCTTCCAGTAATAGCTACTTGCCTACCCTTAGTAATATATTGTGCTATTGTTTCTCCAGTTTTTCCAAAGGCTACACAGTTTATAAAATCTGTTTCATCTTTCTTAAAAGGTCTTGTTACTGCTAAAGAAAATCTACATACTGCTGTTCCTGTTCCTGCTGTATAATTAAGTTCTGGATCCTTAGTTAATCTTCCAATAAGTATTACTTTATTCATTGTTTAAAAATCCTCCCTTTCATAATTCGATTTAACAAATCTATCAAGCTCTTCATATCTTGCTTTATAATTTTCATTTTCTGTTATATGTTTATCTATAAGCTCCATATCTTGCTCTATTTTGCTTAGTTTCTCTTTAATGACATTTATATCCTCGTTATCTCTTAAAACTTGCTGAGGTATAAATTTAAGTGCTGTAATAAGTGTTGTGCAATAAGCATATGTTTTATATAAATCTTTTTCTCCTTCTTTATCCTTACCTAGATACTTCTTAACTTTAAATTGTCTTTCATCTGTTTCTATAAAATAATCTCCTAGTTTAAACTTCACCTTGCTTGTCCTCCACTTCTATTTCTTCATCTATAAGCTCTTTTCCGCATTGTTTACATAGA